CCTTCTAATTTAATCTTACCTTTTTTAAATGGTAGGTAGTTTAATTCAAGTGTAGCATCTTTTTTAGTTCTCGCATCAAAGCCACCTGTGATATCAAAATTATAGTAGTGTTTGAATATCTTGTTATTCGTTTTAGAAGCAGGTAGAGTAAAGGTCTTGGTAAACTCTGTGAACACCTTAGCGATATCCTTTACGTTTTGGATAGACTGAGTAATGCTTACAGATTCATCCTTAAACATATCCACTCTTTGCCCCTCAATATATAGCTGTATGCTCTGCACTATCTAATGTTATTTATCTTATCAAAAGCGTGTTCAAAATCTACTGTGTAATTAGCAAGTTTATCGTTTACACTTGTCTTGTATGTGATTGACTTAGTTAATGGGATAACAGGTATTACTCGTTCCTCTGTTTCTGTTATCTCTGTGTACCATACCTGCTCACTTAGTAATAGTTCCTCTAATACAGCGTTATGATCGTCATTAACGTATCCTGTATTCATTGTGATTCTGTCCTTACCCTGAGCTAAGAATGATTGTTGTTGGTGTTTGTATGTTTTGTAGCTTAGGGTAGATTGGTCAAATATAGATGCTTTAAACTGCTCAGATGTTACGTTGGTGGATTCTACTGACTTCTTAAAAAACCACAAGTCTTGCAAAGCACCATACTTATTAATAAATGTAACTTTGTAGGGTTCGTACTTACATTCCTCTGTGCTAAATATCTTAACTATTTCTGTACCTGTATCAGTAGCTACCCACACCTCATCAACAAGACCTATATCTATTTGGTTAAGGAAGTCTGTTAAGCACTTAGAGGATTCAAGTGTACCACCATCAGCTACTACTCTTTCCTCATAGGTGTCAGTATTATCAGAGCCACTAACTGTAACATAGTCTATCTGTCCGTTTGTGTTTGTAGAGCTGCTAATTGTTATGCTTCGTTTAAGTGCGCCTTCATAGTAAAACGCAACGCTATTCGTATCCTCTGTAAATACAGGGATTCGTACATTACTATCGTTAAGTCTGAATATAGTATTGTTTGATAATAGCAACCCTCTTGATAGTTCAGGGTTTGTACCCTCATGGAAGTAACCATAACCATCAAACGCTATATAATCAATAGGCGTAGGTGTTTCAGAACCACTTGTTTTAGTTAAAGTTAATGTAGGTCTAACCCATACACATTGACTGTCATATTCGCCATCAAACTCTATATCAAGATAATCTCTTACAAGTTCTGCTATCTCATACACTACATAATTATTACTGTCTATTGGCGTTTTAGTTATTGTGTATCTAAGTTCGCTTGATGTGGGTGTGGTAAGTTTTGCGCCTGTGTATATGTACAATTCCATTTGCGCACTTGTAAGCGTACCACTTGCAGGTTCTGCTTTTACATAAAAGGGGCTTCGTACGTTTATCTTTATAGCCATTATATTAAGTTTTCTAAATCTTTAGCAAATTGCTCTTGTAATTCTTTAGGTAGGTTAGTAAATGCTTTCTCAAAGGGCTTAGTGAAAAACATAGATGGCTTAATACCATAGTTCTTTACAATCGTAGCAAGTGCAAACCCTGTCTGCTTGTAGCTTAAAAATCTACCCTTTTTATCTCTAAACTGTATTCGCTTTGCAGATGCCCACTTACCAAACGTACCTGTGGCACTTTCTAACCCTACAAGATTAGATGATTGCTTGTAACTAAAGTTGCTTAAAGACTTACCACCACGTACACCCTTAACACCACGATCTTGAAACATACCATAATCTTCCATCTCAAAGTAAAGTCTAAAACCTTGACTTACTTCCTCTATGGTATAGCCAATAGAATCGTACAACTCTTTTGATGTATTCTTTTTGCCTTTAGTAAGGTTTGTGCGTGATTGCTGCACTACATACTTACCGAAAGCCCTTAGAGCTGCCTGTGTTTCTTTTAGCTGCATACGTTAATATCGTTTTCTATAAGCACGTCAAAGGTTGTAGCCCACCCTGCAACAGAGTTCTCAAATCTATCATAAAAAGGTTCACAGCTTGGATCGCCATCTAATTGATACTTTGATGTGTATAATGTACCTATTCTAAGCACCTGTATTACTTTGTTAATAACAGCAAGTTGTGTGTTAAGTACATCCTGCTCGTTATCGTTATCCCTAAACACATCTACAACTGCATCTTTGCTTTGATCTACTACGTCCATTGTAAGGATACTCATACTAAATCTAAGTACCTGCTCTTCCAATGTTACGTTATTAATTACAATGTGTGCAAGTGGAAAGATGGTTTGCTTGTTTAGGTCAATATCTGTTATATCGCCTGTGGTAACTGTGTTGATGTTATCATCAGCGAGTAATTGGTCTTTAATTGTGTTGGTTATTTGATAAAAACCTCTTGCACCTTGATTAGCCATTGAATTTACTTTTTATTTGTCTTGCTTCTAACTCTGCTTTGTCTTTCATAAAACTTAGGGCATATAAACATTGATGAGTATTTAGTTTAGTGATATCTTCAAATCGTCCAATATCCCCCTGAGCGAGTGCGTAAAGTGATTGATACCACCCCCATTTTCGTCCGAAATTAGATGCAGAGCTAAGTTCATTTCCTCGTTCCCCAAATAATTCAGCATAGCTTTCGATAAGTCCATCCCTAAATTGTAAAAAAAAACAATAGAACCTAAGACTGCACTCATAGGCATATCTTTCATTTTCTCTGCGTTATCTACGCTATAATCCTCTACGTTGTACTTATCGCCATATTGATTCGTAATTCGTCTATATAGAACATTCATAGCCCTGTGCATATTTTCCCAATCGCCTATAAACGTATCTAAGTCTATGTATTCGCCAAAGCTCATATCATCTAACTTAGGTATAAACCCATACTGCGTACCTTTCATCTTGAACATAGTTTGCAACTTGGGTGTATCGTTTAGCATCTCAGTTAATATCTGCACTATGCTATTAATATCAGTAGCCCTCATAAGCAGGACGTGATCCCCACGTATCCCACAAAAGATTTCTATCATCTTAACAGCTAAAAACTTCTCGTCCTCGTTGTTATCTTGTATCTTTAGATATCTCTGATATTGGTCTAAAGTTATCTCATTAAGTGATTCAGGGATTTCTATATCTACTTTCATAACTTATTACTTATCTATATAACGTAAAAAAAAATGATTTTAACGAATTGCGTATTGACCTCTGTTTGGGTTTTGCAGTTGATAACCTACGCTGTATCTTATCGCATCTATTAAGTGATTGTAAGCATCAACAGGCGTGTTAGACTTTCGCTCTAACCATCTGTAATTATTCAGCTCTTTAATAAGGTTTGTACTATCAGGGCTTACCACTAAGTCGTAGTCTTGTAATAGTGAGATGCCATAGGTAATACTACCCTGTCCTTTGATTGATTTTGTTACGTTACAACCTTTGGCTTTTATTTCATGTAGTAGTCGCACCTCTGCGCTATCGCCTACGATAAGACCATCCTTAGCGTGTTTAAGATTGAGTTGTGCTATCTGTGAGGTTGTAAGGCGTGGTAGGTAAAAACATTCCCTTAAATAGATTATTTTGTTATCTGTATCTATGTTTGTTTCTACAAGTGTTGATGGATCAGCAGCAAAGCCATAATCCTGCCCCCATACGCTTACGCCTTTCTTTTTAAACTCGCCAATAGTCCAATTTGTGAATATCACGCCCTCAGCTTTACTCATCCACGAACCTAACATCTGTTGTTTGTACTTCTCAGGTCTGCGCTGTTTCATTTGTTCTATCTGCTCTATGTAGCTTTTAGATAGATTGTCTAAGTTATCTAAGTATGTAGTGTGAATGTAGGTGGTATTATCCTTACTCGTATTGCTACCTTCCTGTACGCCTTTATCCTCAAAGAATCGTGTATAGACAAAATGCTCTTTAGTTGTAGGATTGAGTATTAAGATAACTCTGTTTTGATTGCCTTGCTGTCTTACTGATAGGTCAATAGTATCAAACTTCTGTTCGTCTGTTAGTTCCTCTGCTTCATCTACTACCCAAGTCGTAATACCTGTAAGTGATTTTAGACTTGCTGTCTGATCGCCTGAGCTTGTCTTGATACCTCTAAAGATTATCTTACTTCCTGATTTCTTATTTATTATCTCGTCCTTTGTTACGTGGAAGTCTGCAATACAATCCATCAGTTCTAACTTCTCTATAAACTCAGGAATAATAGAGATACGTGCAGATGTTAATGTGTATCTTGTAAATAGGATTGTATGCCCTCGCTCATAGGTAAGTATAACAAGCAAAGCATTTATTGAGAAAGACTTACCTGACCCCCTACCACCTGTAACAACAAAGTATCTACTATCGTCTGTTGATATTGGTAGGTATTTCTTATGTATGTTAATCGACAAACTTAATTAAGTCCTTAAAGTTTATATTTAGCCCCTCAGATGAATTGATATCCATACTCTCTTTTGGCTTACCATAACGATAGCTGAGATATAATTGGATTGCTCTCATATCGCCTTTTGCTACGAGTTCCCCTAACTTAGCGAGTGCTGTATCACTATCTATAATCGCATCTAAGCGTTCTACTAATTTAGATTCGTCTGCTTTGGGCTTTCTACCTGCCCCCTGTCTTGCGCCACCATGCATCTTGAAAAAAGTTGATTATTCAATTATATAACGTAATTATTCAGGATTTTGTGTACCCTTCAATTCCTGCACCTCTTTAGCTAATTGATTAACCATTAAGTAGAGTTTTGTTGTAGCTCTTTCTATCTGCTCAATCTTTTGTGCTTGAGTCCACTTCTTTTGCTTCATCGTTTCTTATTTTGGTCAACGTATAACGCTCTTTTATTTGTTCTGTGATATTGATAAGTATTCTGCCATTCAGGAATAGGGATAAACTTAATATCCTTATCTATCTCTGCTCTTGTCTTTTTTCTATTCATAATCTTTAAATATAAATTCTATATACCAAAATGCAAAGTCAATTACTAACGCTCTATATTCGCCATGATAGTTTGTTATGGTAATACCAAAAGCTAAGTGTTGATATATACTACCTGTCCTTATTTTCATTTAATTGTTTTTCGTATAGTACGCAGTCGCTACATTGAAACACGCATCGTGAGTATGTAAATTCATCGTCAAGGCATATAAAGTTATTTTTTTCCATCTTCATATCCTTTTAGGTATCCTATAAACCAACAGAAAGCACATAGCACTGCTGTTGTTAAGAACCCACTAAAGTCCATATATAGTATCATAATCGTTTGTATCTAAGGTCAGGTCTATCTTCACTACTAAAGTGTTCTATCATTCTATCACAATACTTTAATATCTTAGGGTCATCGGTTGTTGTTTTCCAATGCTTGTAATATCGTATCATGTGTATCATTAGAATAGTCTTTGCTGTTGTTTGTGTTGTTCTATTCGCTTAATGGCAGCTTCGTAGTAGTCTTTATCAAGTTCGCACCCTGTAAGCTCATATCCTAAATTATGACAAGCTATTGCTATTGAGCCACTACCTAAATGAGTGTCGAGTATCTTGTCGTTTTCTTTAGCGTAATTCATAAGTAGCCATTCGTAAAGTTTAACAGGCTTTTGTGTTGGATGTATTGGCTTATCTTTCCAAATATGTGTCCTGTGTATATTAACTACTCTTGTAGGGCTTTTGATATTAGAGTATGCCAATTCACAATCCGACATAGTTAATCCCATTTGCCCTTTATACCAAACAATCCAACCCTTGCTTTTTTCTAAAAATTGCGGATAGTAATTTGCCCCCCAAATAATTTGAAACTTACTAACTCTTTTAAGTTCGTTAAAATACTCTTCTTTAGGACATTCATTATCCCAATCTTTAAATTTATGTGCTTTTCTAATTTGCACACCATTAACAATATCTTCTTTTTGCCCATCAATACCAATACCATAAGGGGGATCAACGATAGCAAGGTCGAAGTAGTTATCCTCATACCTTACCATTAAATCCATACAGTCCTCGTTTGTTATCATTCTACTGAAATTGCGTTTGCATCGTATATGGTCGCTTGTTGATTTCTCGGTTGTATATTAAACCCTACCAACATAGCTTCTAAGCGTATTTTAACATCGTTTCTGCGTTCCTCAGGTACTTGGTCTATAAGTGAGTACAAAGGGTTCTCTATTCGCTTTGCAACCACCTCTATCGGTTCGTCCTTTATATTGTAGAATATGTTATACACTTTATCAAAGTCTGTCTTAAAGTCTTTATCGTGTTTGTAGTAATGGGTAAACCTATTCAGGTGGTGTAGGACAGTTGCGTGGTTTTGTTTAAACGATTCTGAGATGTGTCTTTTAATCACTTCCTGCTCTCTCATTATCCTATAAGCCATCATCCTACCCCTTACTGTTTTGTGCTTACGATTGTTCTCAGTTATATCTATATCTAAGTGTTCTTTGATGATCTTCTCTAATCGTGTCTTGATGTCTTTTGTATAAGTCATTTAATCGTGCTTAATTTATTTTTAACAAATTGATTGTAATACGTAACCACGTTATCCTTTGTGGTGTTTAAGTATGGTGGCATAGTTCTATTGAGATACAGAGCAAACTTAACCAACTCTTTAAACATCTTATCTACATTGTTTGTTTTGCGAATTACCTTATTGATGATAACTGCTAATGCGCACTTAGTCAACTTGTGAGTCATTTTATCCCACTCAAGATGTTTGTTGATCTCATCTATGTAGGACGATTGCAACAGATAATATAATCTTAATCGTGTTGATGAGTTGCTTTGTATTTTTGCGTTCCCTGTTCTAAAAGAATCATTTGATGATTGAGTGAATAGCATCCTGATAGATGCGTGTGAGAACACACCATTGACACCCATAGCTTCATCGAGTTGCTTAGGTGTTTCAGGGCTGTTGTATATCTTGTTCCAAACAAACGTATAGAAGTTATCATTATCAAAAGGGTTCACACTTCGCTTAGTTGCGTGAAATCTTATATAATCCTGTATCTGTAATGGCTTTCGTATATTGTTAAGAGATAGAAAAACATCCTCAGGTTTTACCTTTGTATCGTTTGGCACTACAACAGCGTGTATCTCTTGATCAGGCATCTTCTCAATTACAGAGCTTAACCTTTGGTATCCATCCTCTACTGAGTATAACCCTTTTCGTATTTCGTATAATGTTACTGCTGTTAAAAACCCATTCGCTTTGATTGAGTTGTTTAGATTGCTTATGTGATGTTTCTCTTTCCATCTTTGATGTAGGGGTATTGTTATTTGATTTTTTAAATCCCCTGCTTTGAATGTTCTTATTTCCGTTCTCATGTTATAATGTTCCTGTTAAACAATAATTATCTAAATCTGCGCCATGTATAAAAAAGGTCTCAAAAACTTCTATGGCTTCGTGTGTTTTTCTTTTACCCTCATTGTAAAACTCTTCTGATACATCGTATATCGCTATATCGAGAGTTCCTTTATCCATTACACCGAATTTAAACTCTGTGTAAGGTACGTTAAATAATTCACAATATATATACACCTGTATATCATATCCATACTTTCGTGCTGAGTAAGGGAAGCCCTTTACGTCAGTTGTAGTCTTTAGGTCAACGATTTTGTTTTTACCTAATACATCTGCTTTTGCTCTAAAGGGATAACCACCTATCATACCACAGGCAGGTACTTCAAACTCGCTATTGTCTAATAGTCTTAATGCCTGTTCGTTTCTTAGGAACGCATCAGCTAACCTTTCAGCATCTCGTTTTTCCTTTTGAGTGAACACTTTGCCATGCTCTGATAGTGCTTCCTTATACTTCTTTGTGTTTTTACTTTGCACATCTACAAATATCTGATCGTTAAATACATCAGGTTCTAAGATAGCTGTATGAAACAACCACCCATCACGCAGGGCTTGACTATCAGGCGAACCATAGTCTGTAACAAACTTATACTTCTTTGGGCTTGTTGATAGCATCTTGATTGATGATGAGCTTAATGCTGCCTTAGCCATATACCCATAGTAAAACTCATCTTCTCTTAATAAATCTATGAGGGTGTCTTTCTTAAAGCGTTCCCCATTTAGTAGTGTGATCTCGCTCATCTTAGGTCTGCTTCAAAACAAGTTCCACTACAATACAATTCGCTCTCTTCTATGGGATTGCCACACATTGAGCATTGATTAGACTCTTCGTTATAATAGAGCCATTTACTATAATCCATATTTATTCTCTTTTAAATTCTCTAACTCTTTCTCTACTCGTCTTGCACGTTCCACAGCTCTAATAACTGATTGACGTTCCTCTCGTAAGATACGCTTAAAGCTGTATCGTTCTAACTCTAATTGATTGATATAGAACACGAGTCGTAAGGTTGCTTCTGATATCTTTTGCAGTTCCTCATTGTCTGACTTCTTTTGCCACTTGCTGATCGTTTCTAAAATCTCAGCAGAGTCAATCATATACTGCAACTGAGCAAAATCCATATCAAGCATATAATCGTTCCTATAAGTCCTATCTGTGCAAAGTCTATATTCATAGCCCTAAAAACTTTTTGGCTTTAGACCACCACACATTTTGCGTGTAGTATAAGTTAAACTCTGTCTGAGTCATTACTTCTATCGTTTTGCCTTTGTTGACTACGTATAATCCTGTGGGTGTTATCTTGAAAACCATGCTAATAGAACGTAAGTGATTAGTAATATATCTAAGATGGCTACCCAAAAGGCAACTGTGATAGCAACAGCGTACATAGTACCCTCAATGCTATTTAAGTAATTGATAAATTTTCTCATATAATTGTTTTAATGTTAGTAAAAGGGGCTATTCAGCCCCCTTGCTTTCTCTTGTGTGCTGCTCTATCACTATTGCTTTCAATAGGTTAGAGGTGGTTTCAAGAGCACCCTGTAATTGCTTGTCATTTAATTTAGGTATGTCGGTTATATTTATCATAATGTTTTAATGTTTAATTGTGATGCTAATATATAAACTTTTTAGTTATTAACAAAATTCTATTACTTTTTTCTATACTGAACAGCACACACAGCAAGTCTTTGATCTGTGTTAGGATACTCTTTAATCATTGTAGGATTACCCATACAACGAGCCATAAAGTCCTTTCTGTCCTCTCTTGGTTTTGGTGTTGGTAATGGCATAACTATATATTTAAGTGCATTATTGTATTAATCTTGTTTATCGTTTCCTGCTTATCTACTATACCATTATCATCGTAGTAAACATAAACGTAGGGGGCGAACATACGTGCGTAGTTATCGTTCTTTTCTTTGTGGTTTGCCTTTGCTCTGTTTTGATAAGCTGTATTCATCATCTTGTATGAGATAGGTTTTATCTGTATCCCTAACACAATGTAGTCATCTTTTATTATCTCAGCATCTATGCAATAGGTGTGGTCTTTCTCAAAGTCTGTTTTAACTATATCTATGTTTGTAAACTCTGCTTTGAGTTCGTCTATTATGCTAAGCTCTTGTTGGTATCCGTTCCACGTCTGTCCTATCACACGATAGAAAACATATTGCTTTACTTCCTCTAATGATACCCATTGATTCTTTAGATGTATCCTTTGGCTTACATAGGATAACTGCTTGTAACCTACTGAGCATCTATACGAGTGTTCCCAATCCTTATGCGTTTTGCTTTCGTGGTATTTGTGAAAGTCGCTTATGAGCTTCATGCACTTACCTACATACTTAGTCTGAAAAAAATGATTGACACTCTTGTCTTTGTTTAGCTTTCGGTATAGCTCATCGTTTAATGGCTGCTTATACTTATAAGGCATATATCTTGTTTATTTGGTATATCCATTCTTTAATACGCTTAGGCGAACAGGTGCAAGGTTCGTGGTATTTATGAGCGTATAGATCAGCGTGTAATTCGCATATCAGTTTGTAATGCTTCTCGGTCATATTACCACTAAGAAGCTCAGCATAGGGCTTCCACCTATCTCTTTGCTCTTTGGTCATCTGTCCTTTTGGCATCCTAAAATTTTATGTTATTCCATTTGTTTCTGCGCTCATCACAGCCACAATCTCTACCCCTAAGTTTGGATATCTTCTTTACTATATAACGTATTCCTGTGTATTTTGTAAAGTAAAATACTAAATCCCCTAATCCCATTCTATATTATTTTTGATTAAATCCTTAACTCTTTTGTATGTAAAGTACAGAGAATAATAAGATATGTTTGTCTTTCGTGCTAATTCTGCAATAGGCATACCATCGCTAATTATCTCAAACACAGTACGATCATACCAAAAGGTTTTGTCAAGCAGATTATCCATTTGCTTCATAGCACCACAAACATCTATCTGTTTTGATTCCCCCTGCTCGTCCATATAGTCAGCAAGGTTATCAATGTTAGTCTTAATGATTTTTTTCTCTTTTCGGTGCAGGTCTATAAACAAAGCCCTAAGAGTTCGGTAGATGTACATGTGGTTAATATCATCTTCAAACGATATATCTACACCCTTTGTTATGTAAGTGTGGATACGGATGTACATCTCTTGTACGATATCTTCTGCTATGGATTCTTTGCAGCCGAAAGATAACACGATTCTATGCCAATCATCGTGCTTTTCTGCAATCTTCTCAAGTGTTGTTTTCAAAATGGTAAATCTGTTTGTTCTTTGGTATTGTAAGTTACTAAATTTTTTCCATCTATTTCAAACCCTACATTATTTAATATACTTCTAAACTTGATCGGATCTTCCATAGGTGTAGGTTTGTACCCTAACTCTTGGTTTTTAACCTTAGCTGAATATAGGTTTGAGTATATCCAATCCGTTTCGTGGTATATGTATCTATGTATGATTAAAAAGTCATCAGCTCTATTCATACTCATCCCACCCATCTCGCTATCAGAAGCCATAGGTGGTATAGGTTGATTAGCGTAGTAATGCCCCTGAGGGTGTTTTTTCCTTAATGCTTCTGTAACAGCGTGAACACATATCCACGTAGTAATGTTATGCTGTTTGCAGAAGATTCGTATATCGGTAAGACTTTCGTAGCTGTACTCATAGCTGTTTGAGTTCTTAGGGATATCCTTTTTTAAGCTATTAAGAGGATCAATTAAAAAC